ACTATCCCTTTGCCAGCAGCTTGCAGAATTATAGAGTTTGTTTCTTTTGTGTCGGACAAACTTCCATGCCAAAACAATGGCGTAGTTATTTCCATCTCTGGTGTGAAGGCATCATCTCTTTCTGTTTCTGTATCAAGAATCTCGAACACCCCACCTGTTGTTCCATAGAGCAAAGTGCCATTTAAAAATGTCCCACACCGTGCTCTCAAAAAGTCACCTGTTGAATACTTTGGTGCGCCTTCTCCACCCTCTGGGTTCATGGCCAATGTAAGTCTGGTGCATAGCTCATTGCCCGGAAGAGGAAAGAAGACGTGGTACTGGCCATTATCTTGGTCAAATACCGCGCTTATTTTTTCTGGATCATCTACGGAGTTGAACAGCTCTCTGTATAGCAGGTCGACCTTGTCCGACAGGCTGTAAGAATATACGAGGATCCCGTTGTCTTCCGACCTCTTTATCGAGTGGATACCAGATCGCGAGCAGAATAGGAGGTCTGTACCCGCGTTTTGTATTGTGTTGTGACTTGCGCAGCCGATAAAGATATTCGCGTTGTCGTCGAGTAGCCATCTTGTATAATCCGGGTCTGTTCTGTAAATTAATGCTCTGTCAGCAGCAAATATGACAAGTCTGTTTTGTTCAAAAGAACCAAGACCAGTAATTTTGTCAGCAGTTCCAAGGTAATTTGCTACATCAAACTCAAACGCTTTGTTGACGTCTTGCGAGTCTTCGGGTTCGTCATCTGACCATATTTCATCCTGATTTGTTCTGGACACATAAACAGTAGTTTCACTTGCAGAAACTCCTGCGACCACCATGCGTGACTGTGTTGTCGTGCTGTAAGCTGGCCTAAGTCTGTCCATTGCTGGAGATTGGTTTGCATAAAAGTTTGTCCCATCATAACGTCTGAGTTGTTGTGCTTTTGACGTGAACATAACATTACGATTGAAGACGGTCGTACTTATTACAGAAGAAAGTCCATATGCGTTTTCAACTTTCTCACCGCTATCAGAACAAAGATCTATCCCTGCGCCAGTACGCTCTGCAAAAACAAACTTTCCTTGTGAATAAAATCGAACATGATCCACCGTTCTAGTGCCTGACTTGTGGAGTCCGGCGGGGTCTCTAACTATTTGACCCCGCCAATCACAGGTGGCATTTCGTACAGTAGATAAATGCTGGGATTTCCCTGTATCAAGAGAGGTAACATCTCTCGATGTATCCAATCCTTGGAAATCTTCATAAGCAAAAGTTTTTAATTTGACGCCAGTAGGCGACTTGGTCATCGCCATTAGTAAGTTACCGTCCCGTTATAGTTGCTGGTTTTACCGCCACGGCTATTTCTTTTGTTTGTCCCACCATCCATAACTTTCATCTGGATCTTGGTGTTTCCGTTTAGCTTTTGCCACAAGTGGTGATTTAGCGTCCTGTTATACATAGGCATATACACACTCACCTTGTCGCTCGCTTGCTGCATGGCGTAATGGTAAAGGATGCCTTGGATGATTATTGGATCGGGAACTGCTCTGACGTCTGTTGCTGATTGATAGTAATCAATCTCCGCGCCATCGTGATATGGATGAAGTCTTATTTCATCAATAACCATGTTTGCAAATTCCAAAAACATAAGCATCACATCGCCATCAACAGTGCCGGGATGAAACTCACCAAACCTTCTGAGAGCTTGCATAGCAAGCGTTTCTAAAGGGGAGTTGTTTTCCCGAATTTGAGGGTTTGTATTACTTTGTTCAGCCATCTTGCTTCCTTACAACCCTGCCATTCATGACGAAATGGTTGGCTGTAAATCTGTCTAGGTCGTCAGCCATTACTTTGTATTCAAGTCTGCCATTACTGAAATTTCTTATCGGACTAACTCCAGCCACCGGGAACATAGAAGGCTCCTCATTGCGGCTCTCAAACCAAATGACGTCTGGTACAGACTTGGGCTTTGGCGTGGGTTTTGCTTCTACCTCCACGTCTGGCGTTACTTCGCTTAATGTAACGTCTTCCCATGCTTCATTGACGTCTGGTGTCGATGGATCGTCAGCCTTGTAGTGGCCAGTATTAGTTCGCGCTCTGCGCTTTTTAGGTGTTTTAGTCATGTAATCCTCCAAAAAATAAGGGGGTGCATTTGCACCCCCCTACTATCGCTCACTTTTAAACAAGGGTCGTCCCGATTACGCGGTACGTGATACCCAGTTTTTGATATAAGCGTGTACCTTATCTTGAATTAGCTCAAGTCCGCACTCGGTGAGGTACTCGTTGAGCTGAGCATCAAGATCTGGTGCTTGCCTGTTTTCCAACAGTTGAGTATCGCGACCTTCGAGGTAACGATAAGACAGATATGGGAAGTCCACGATAACCATCGCGTTCTTCATACCCGGAATCTGCCTAAACTGTGGATGCAGGTGAACCATCAAATCACCAGCGAAAGATTGATACCGCGTCAACATCACGCCGTAAGTCCCATCGACAGCAGTAGGCTGCCAACGATCTTTACCGATCTGTTGAAGCTGGTTAGCAACATTCTCGCCGACGAAAGCGATCTTCTGCGAGGATCCGTACTTAAAGATGGTTGAGATCAGCAAGCTGTCAAAACCTTCTTCAGTCATTTTCCCAGCAGCAGAGCCACCGTAAGACGCATAGTCGGTGTTGATGTCGACTACATTCGTCATGGAGTTGATGAGTCCGCCAGTGAAGCGAGTAGGCTGAGCAGTGGAGCCATTGCTCTCGTGCTTGACCCCAAAAAACATAGCTCGCTCGATATCGCTCATATGTAGTTTGAGGGCTTTAGTCATAGCCTCGTCCATCTTGTCGCCAGTCCGCAGGTAAGTGCTGTTTAACGTATTTGTTACGCTAAAAGCTGTACGGAAAATTTGACAAAAATTGTTCGCAACAACTGCGTCAAATGAGATAGCAGTCGGAGCGTTCGCGCCTTCCTGTGCGGCAAACCCTGCAATGAACAGTTCAGCGTCATCAGCGATCTGGTGAGAGGTTCCACCGACATTACGGGTCACAGTCAGGGTTGTACCTGTTGTGTCCGCAGTACAGTGCATTACTTCGCCTGTCTCGCTATTGATAACGATAGCACCGTTAATAGCATATTTGTTGTCATCTGAAGCGTCGACAGTGACAGTCGTAGTAGATGTACTAGCAACTGCGCCATTAACCTTCAGCTTTCGATCAGGCAATTCATCTCTAAAGTTTTTGTATTCCGGGTCATCTGTAGATTCAGAAGATCCCATAGCCAATAACGCATTTAGGGGTGCATTACCTTGAGGTTCCAAGAGCGTAAAAAGCTCTCGATAGTTTTTAGGACGGAAATCAGTCGAAAACTCGCCTGTTCCCCGTAATCCTTGAATAGCAGCCATGATAATTTCTCCATTAAAGCTGGTTACAAAAAGGGGTTATGTGCGAGCGACGCGGAATATTTCCATCGCGTATGCCCTATTGTTTATGCGGTCGAGCCGTAGCGAGACCTCTTGCATAAGTAGACTATACGGATTTTTGTTTGGGTTTTCGTCCCTATAAATAAAAAAACCCCCCGCCACGTTTTAGGAGTGATTCAAAGAAACACCGTGACGGAGGGTAAGTTTTTCCCAAGGAGGAGAGAAAACTATACTAGCCAATTCCTTTTTTAGCCATTGCTTGACTGGTGAATTTGTCGAATGTGCTCTCCCCTGCTGGGGTCTCGGTTGCGCCACCAGAAGGTGTTGATCCTAAAGATCCCGTAAAGGCTTGGCGTCTTTGCGCTATGCCTCGCATCCGCTCCATTTCGGGAGAGTCCATGTTGTTTTTGAAGTCTGTCATTACTCGTGCAACAAGATTGGGATCCACAAAATCTTCTAAAGTAAATCCTCGCTCTGCCGCAAATACCATGAAGTCATTTGCTTTTTCACTCGGCAATTTTAAACCTTGTTGAACGCGGTCTAGGTTGTTGGCAATCTGTTGTCTTACGGCCTCAATCTGTTGCCCCGTGCTATTTTGAACCTGAGTCTTTGCGGCATCTGCAACACCTTGGTTTTGTGCTGCCATTTGACGGATCATTTGCTGCGTCTTAGCAAGCTCCTGCCTCATTTGGTTCATACCTTGAGTTCCACCTTGGATCATCTCTGCGTATCCGGGTGGTAAACTTGCGGCGTTTTCTTCTTCCCACTTCTTGAGAGCAGAGTTTAAATCGCCCTGTGGTGCTTGTTGACCAGATTGCTTGCCCTCAGTATTGCCCATGGTTGGGTTTGACTGTTGAGCTTTGTAGATCGCAGCCATTTGGCCAGCTACTTCGCGAGAGTTCATGCTTGGGTTATCACGCATGATCTGATCTACAATGTCATACACAGGCTTGTACTGTGCATTTTTGTAGTTCATTGCTGAGTAACGCTCAAAGGTAGACTTGATCTGTTGAGGGGTAAGATCCCTCATATTACCTTCACCAAAGTCAATAGAATACATTACTGCTTCAGCTTGCATCTTATCGCCTTCAGTATCGGGCGATCCTTTCTCTGCTGCTTTATCGTTGCTCGACTCCTGTTTAGGGGGTTCGGGCATCTGTGGTGGGGTTGGGGGTGCAGCTTGAGGTGCTGGTGCTTGAGCGGCTTGTTGCGGCTCTACTCCCATTCTTTTTGCTGCGATATTATCTACTGCTGCGAGCATCTGCTCTTGTGACTGTGGTGTTGCCATTTCTATCTCCTTTCCCGGCCATAGCGGGGATCTGTTTAAATTAAACTCAGTATGTCCCTATTTCTTGGGGCTGTCGTCCATAGCGACTTCATTTTCTAATTGAACAGACAGACGTTGAGGGAGTTCCAATAAACGCTTGGCAGCGTAAATTGATCCACGTCTGTAGTTAATCTCGTCAAGTTCCATGTTTGGAGTTTCTGCAATCTGCATCGCAGATAGCACAATCTCTTCTTTCATGATCTCCAGCAGTACATTCCAACCTGCTGAGTTTTGTAACTCTTTAAGTCTGCGTAATTTTTCTTTTGATGTCATGTTTTCTTGGCGGTCTTTGCTGCTCTCCTAAAATTCTTTGCTGTTGGAGCACCCTTACTTCCGGGCTTCCTCATCTTCTCTCCACTTCCCGCAGCTATTCTACGACGTTTAGCGTGAATATTAGCGTAAAGTCCGGGTCGTTTTGCCATGCTGCCTCCTATTTACTCGACTTTGCGCCCTTACATTTCCATCTCTTGCGAGACAGACGTAGTGGGCTGTTTGGATTTTTTGCGGCTTTCTTGTGTTTCTTCATCTGGGCCAGACTTCGCGCACAATACGCATCGCCTTTAGACGTGCCGGGGCGTACCCGTGAGCCACCGTCCTTTGCCTTACCAGCTTGGCCATAGCTTACACGTTTCCCATCCTTGGTAACTTTAACCTTGGCCTTACCTTTGCGAGGTTTTGCCATTACTTGGCCTTACACTTCTTGCCTTTTTTAGCTGGCTTGGTTTTGCCAATTACTACTGCGTGTGCTTTTGCTTTTGTGCTCATGCTATTCTCCTGATCCTATGCCTATCTTCATGGCTACGGCAGCAGCGATGAAGATAAGCACTCCTGTGGTAATCATTTTAAGAACCGTGCTGCCGATGATTTTTTTTGATGAACGCCAACTTTCTATTAAGTTCCTCAGTTCGCGGACGTCTTGACCTGCCTCCTCATCACTTAGGCCGACTTCGGACAAGGCGGCTCTCGCACCTTCCCTTGCGGCTTCGCGCATGAGGGTATTAAGCTCATCACGCGTTATCTGAATCGGTTGGTCTGCCATCTTTCCTAGCTCCCCAAAAAACAAGAGAACATCGAGTTCCCCAAAATACTGGTCTTGCTTGATGTATCATAAGCGATGGAAAGCATATCATCGTCCCTTGTGCTCTTTTTAGCACAGGATTTGGGTGTTCTTTAAACTTCAACCCGCCACCTTTGTAGGTTTTAGGGTCAGTTAGCTCCAATGAAGCAGAGATAACTCTGTCTTGTTCAGCATGGAGACCAGCATCCATATGCCAATTATAGAAGTTCCCAAACCCGTAAGACGTAAACTGTACTGGTTCAATGTAACCTATTTCTTGGTCGAAAAACTCCCAACTAATACTCTGTAGTCGGTGAAAACATCTCATCACCAAGTCGTCTAATTCACTGCCACTTGTGATCCAACTGACGTGAGATCTTCTTCTTAGACCACCTTTACCCTTACCAATTCTGGCAACCTTAGTATCTTTCTTGCAATGCTCGATAATTTTTTCACATTCTTCATGAGTCAATACGTCGCTGCCTATAACGTAATCTGGTCTCATGGCTCATCTTTCGCAATCCGAGTCGTTCTGTAGGCAGTCCCATGGCCAGTTACACTGCTTCGGAAAACAAAATTTCCTGAGTAAATTATTCTGTCTTCGTCTCCAAAATGCTGTTCTGTGAAATGTTGCATAAAGGATGGGAACACAATAAAAGATCCAACCTTTGGGGGCATCTTAAATGTCTCATAGAACATTTCAGCATCCTCCTGATAAGACATTCTAAAGACATGAGCGGCGGGATGTCTGAATACTATCTGGCCACTATCCTCGTTAGAAGCCCCATAGAAAACCCAGCTAATATGGGAGTCTGTATGGACATGCTCTGGAATAAAATGGCCGTCTCCGTAAACACTCACCCATGAGTGATTTAACAGGCCAAGGTTGTCTAAGTCTGCGTCGGGTCTTTTCCACGGTGTTTCATGTATATAGCGATAACATGCTTGGAAAGCCGCTTGATGTAGTGGTTCAAATATTTCAAGCCAAGGTTCAGAGAACAAGCTAACGCCAGACTTGTACGAGCTATAGCCGTGCTTTTTGTATTCTTCTTCAGACTGGGGTTCAAACATCTCACGCGAGCCAACATTTCTCCATGCGTGAGATAGAACCGCGCCTTTTACATCAGTGCGCAGTTTGCCAGCACCTTCAACAAGTCTGCTTGTGAGATCCTCGTGATTTTCTGGTTGCCAAGATATAACTGGAAACGAAAAAGGGTGATTTGTTGATAATGTCATTTATCCTCATAATGTTACGTCAAGTTAAGTTAAGTTAAGTTACTCTGGTGTATTAGGTGCGTATCCGGGTTTCATTTCTTCTGGCTGTGCAGCCTTCACCTCGTCGATGGTTTTCTTGCCATCTTCGACGTCTTGGATTTCTTCTGGTGAGAAATTCAAGCCAACATATGTTGCTGGTATTTCTGCGGTTATGTCTTCCACTTTAGCACCCGGCTGAACTTCACGTTTGTCAGCAAATTTTTTAGTGCTTTTAGTGTAAGTCCAACCATGAATGTCATGACTATCGCACTCAACCCACTCTCCAAAAGGAGATGCTTCCTCTGCGGTTTGCATAACAATCTTATTTTCAATTAATGCGTATGGCATCAGATTCTCCTTATGCTTTCCATTCAATTACAACGAGACCGGGGCCGCTCAGTCCACCATAACCATGGACACTGCTACCGAAGTTGCCGCCTCCGCCGCCACCTCCAGCTCCGAAGCCTCCGCCTCCGCCATCGCCGTAGTAGCCTCCGCCACCTCCGCCGCCTCCGAAGATACCGCCGTGGCCGCCGCGACCGTTATATCCCATAGGGTTGTAACTGTAGCCTGAGTTTTCCATCACATAACAACCTTCGGCATAGTCAAAATAAGTATATCCGTTGTTGTTAGCGTGTGATCCCCAACCGTTTTGGTTGTACATACCACCACCGCCGCCGCCTCCACCGGGCGCAGCATCGCCACCGGGATGAGCGTATTGGTAGCTAGAATAACCAGACCCACCGCCGCCACCGCCTTGGTGTGCATTTGCCATTAAAGGCCAAGCGTAAACTTTTGGGCCACCTCCGCCACTAGACGTTGTGCCACCAGTGTTTAAAAGAGCACTTCCACTACCTCCACTGGTTGCGAATCTAGCAGGTGCGTTTTTACCACCACCTTTCAGGTGTTCCGAGGCATTAAAGCTACCTGCGTTATTAAACCCGCTTTGATACTGACCACCTACATCTGAAGCAACTAAACCTTTTCCACCTTGTTTTGGGTTATTTGTCGTGTCTCCGGCTTTGCCAGCCTCACCACCACCAGCACCAGAACCCGCTGAGTATTGCGTATTGCTAGTAGAGTTTCCTCCAGATGCGTATGCGCCTCCGTTCTTTCCTCCAACAGCACCGCCGCCAGAAGACATAGTAGAGTATCCGCCAGAATTGTTATCTCCACCGTTTCCGCCATTCCCAAGAACAAAGCCAGCAGCACCGCCGCCGCCAGCTCCATATGGCTCTGGGCCGAAACCAAAAGATAATGTTGATCCTTGACCTCCACTACCGCCATTGGCAGTTATATTGGTTCCAGAAATAAGAGCACTTCCGCCTACGGTGGTCGACGAATTACCACCACCCGGATTGTATCCACTTCCTCCAGTGCCGCCATTAGCGGAAATGTTTATTATTGATCCGCTCGTGACGTAAGATTGACTACCATTATATTGGTGGCTAGAGCTTGTCGTATGGGCTGCCGAATTACCAGCTAAGACTGACAGAACCTCTCCACCAGAAACCGTATATTCAGCACAGGCAAAAGATCCTCCGCCTCCACCACCACCACCGTGATAGTGATTGCCTTGGCGAGTACCGCCTGATCCGCCTGACCCTAAGACTGAAATTCGTATTTTGGTGATCCCTGTAGGAAGCGTGTAGTTTACTGCGCTGTTATTCAAAACTTGAAAATGCTCTGCGCCAGTAGCGGAAGCACTGTCGTTATATTTGTAATTACTGCTATAGAAGTCGTTTCGTCCGGCAAAAATAGCGTACTTGTTAAATTCTTTTTCGCCGTCAGTCGCGCCGCCACTGCCTAGAATTGATGAAAGAGTGAATGTCATTTACTTGATCCTCCAACCGTTTGTCGCGTCTGAGTAAACAAGTGTCAGACCCGCATCTTTAACATCACACAGCATGTCTGCTGAGTTACCTTGAATAACCGAGCCATTTCTTGCGACAGTTAAATTGTTCGTGTCCCAAGTGCTCGCCCCATCAGTCAGCTCTACAAAATCTCCTATGCTTGGAGATGCTGGAAGTGTGACTGTAAATGCAGCACCAGATGTATCTGTAAATAATCTTTGAGTGCTGGTGGCTGTGTGTGTTGTGGTAACAACAGTCCAGCCAGTTTCTCCATTTACCCAGACGTAACTTGCGCCATCTGATGATAAATATTTTCCGTCATTACTTGCTGTGCCGGGAAGAACGTAAGTACCTCCTGCCGCAAATTCCATCCATTTGGTAGCTGCCAAGTCTGTAGAGAAGTTTGAACCAGACGTGTGGTCTTCAAGAGCAATGTAAGAAGACGTGCCAGACTTGACGATGTCATCTGTTATATAGGCTGTCGCTGCGGCCCATGTGCCTCGGAAATCAATGCCCCCGTTAAACTTTTCCCACTTGTTCGCCGCTAAATCTGCGGCAAAAGTCGTTGATGCGTGGGCCAATAAAGCGCGGAAGGTATTGCCGCCATAAACAGCTACATCCCCCGGCTCATAGTCTGTTGCTGTAGACCAGTTTCCTTTGGGGTTTATACCCGACTGAAATACAGACCAATAGGTTGTGTCAGTTGGCAGATTGCCTGTTGACTCTAAAATATTCTTGTAAAGCGATCCGCCGTAAGCAACTAGATCATTCGGCACGTAAGCGGTGGTGTTATTGTAATCTCCTTTTGGAGAAATACCCGAAGCATAAACATCCCAATGAGCGGTGCTCGTTGGGAGATTCCCCGTGGAGTCACCTTTTGATATGTAGGTGCTACCACCATAAGTTACCACATCATTAATTACATAAGCGGTGGCATTGTCGTATGCGCCCTTAAACTCTGAGCCTACAACATACAGCTCCCACTTTGTTGTATCTGAAGGTAAGTTGCCAGTTGTCTCTGTGGTGGCTCGGTATAAACCGCCACCGTAATTTACAACATCATTTAAAGCGTAAGCTGTGGCTGCATTGTACGCGCCACGCGCTTTAATGCCTCCAAGGTATTCAGCCCAGTATGTAGTGTCGCTCGGTAAATTACCTGTAGTATCTCCAAGTGCTCTGTAAAGATTACCTCCATAGGCAACAACGTCATTTTTAGCATACGCTGTCCCTGCGTTATAAACTCCTTCTGAGGATATACCTTGAATGAAAGAGTCCCAATAAGTTGTGTTTGAGGGGAGATTGCCCGTTGTGTCGAGCTTGGCAATATAAAGAGAGTTACCGCCGTAAGTAACAATATCGTTCTTTTGGTACGCTGTAGTATTAACATATTCACCCTCCCACTGAATACCGTCCGCGAACTGCGACCAGTATGTTGCGTTGGGTGGGGTATTCCCTGTGGTATCCAGTATACAGATGTAGACTTTACCACCGTGGGTAACACCATCTCCTACCCTGTAGGCTGTTGAACTTGAATACACACCTTGGAATTTGAAGCCTTCGACCATCAATGCCCAGTAGGTTGTGTCCGTGGGTTGATTGCCGCTCGCTTTTAGTCCGTAGGTGTATACATAAATATTACCACCGTACTTGACGATGTCGTTTAATTCGTAGGTGGTGGCAACGTCCCAGTCACCTGCGAAATAGAAACGTAATTTTCCTAAGTCGATTATCTGGCTCATATCATTTCCATTAGTAAGTGACCGTTATCCCATCGGAACGTCACGGTTGCTTTTGACCAAAACCACTGCTTGTAATCCTCTGGGTCGATGATATTGTCGTCTGGAAGGCGCACTGGTGTCGTCCCGTCATTGATGACGTCTACGTTTAAATCGCCTGTCTTATATAACTTGAAGCCGTAAAAAGTTTTGTCCGCAAACTCAGTGCCTTCATACAGTCCATACTCATTCGCCATTAATCTACGTCCTCCAAGACAGATACTACGCAATCAAGAGAATCCGTTACTTTTGAAACTAGCTGTACTTTTTCTCCGGCTTGCATAACTAGCTTTTTACCACTTAAAAAATCAGTGGTCGTCCCTCCATCAACACGAGTTGCTTTTGCTAGGTGGATTACTGTGGAGTCCGTTTTGACCAGACTTAACTCTACAGGAAGCGAGGCTCCTGTTATGTTGGAAATACTACATCCAATCATTATGGATTTTTTGCTAGATGGAACGGTATAAACATCTACAGCCGTTGTCCCGACGTTATTAACTGTACTGTTTGTAAATTGGTATGTGGCCATGTTTTACCCCAGTGCTATTGCCATAGCCACAGAGCGGCTATCTATATAAACTTGTTTATTGGTTTGATCTGTTCTGATTTTCGCACCACCAAGACCCAAAAACTGTATAGAGTCTGCCGCACCGTTGGCAGTGATGTCGTCCGTATCGCCCGAACTGCGCTCATTTCCTTGAAAGGTGACAAACGCATTTCCAACCGCTTGAGCCACTGAAGCGTAGTGCTTTGCAGAAAACGCAACATTGCCGTTTCTATCAGTAAACGTAGAGTTTACGCCATGGACTGCATAATTTTCTGCGTCCTGCGCATACTGAGGAGCCTCAATAATCTGCGTCACATAGGTTGCAGCAGTTGCAATATCAGAAATATTTGCCGCCGCAGACGTGATGTCGTTTATGTTTGCTGCTGCGATCTGTATGTTCGAGAGGTTAGTGCCTCCGGCTAACGTCTGGACGTCTGCCAGTCGGGGAGAGATAGCGTTTACATCATTAATCGAATTACCCACTTTGGTAATATTGCCAGTGGTTCCCACATGAGGGGCCACCGTGTTGATGTTACTTATGTCTCCAGCAGCAGCTATAACGGAAGATATGTTATTAGATGTCGTAACAATATCTGCGATGTTAGTTCCCAGTGACGTTATGGTGCTTAGATTTGAGTGCAACCCAGTCAGTGCGTTTGTTGCTGTTGTCCCGTCTTCTATGTCTGCAAGAGTTCCAATCTTTGTGGCAACCGTAGCCAAGGCGTTTACATCAGAAATGTTGGTTGAAACGGTCTGAATGTTTGCGAGGTTTGAGGTATTGGCAACTGTGGTGACATCCGAAATGTTTGACCCCACTGCATCCACATTGCCTATTGACGCGGCTACTGTGTCGATCTCGGATATAGATTCAAGCAAGTCGGATGAGACGTTTTGAATTGCAGCGATATTGGTTGCAACCGTGGTTACTGCGGTGATGTTGGTTGATACCTGACTAACTGCACCAATATTCCCGGCAACTATGTTAATGTCGCCAGACCCACCAATCTCACTAGCAACGCTTTGTAAATCTGAAATGTTGGTTACAACAATATTGACGTTCCCAATGTTGGTCGCAACTGTTCCGATATTGGAAATATTTGCTGCCGCAGTCAAAATTGATGGCAGGTTTGCTGAGTTGGCTACTGTAGTGACAGAGCCAATATTTGATCCTGTGGCAATAACATTGGCTATATCGGTCGCCACAGTATTGACGTCTGCGATATTGGTTGCCGTGGTGTTGATGTTCGCTATGTCCGTAGCCGCAGTGATTACTGAGCTAATTGCAGGAGCAACGACATCTGCCGCTGTTGTAATTTTAGCGTCAATGTCCGCTATAGTTTCAAGGTTATCGAACCTGACGTCTGCGGCTGCGCCCATGCCTGAGTGACTGGTACAGTAGTAATACAGGGCAGGGGTGGAATTGGTTACTGCTATTACTAGCTGAGCACCAGCCGTTCCGACTGTTCCTGTTGTTGTAACACCCGTTGTGTAAGTTGGGCCGCCAGTTGGGTTGATGCTGAAGCGGAATGGATGCGTACTGTTTGAACTGTCAGACAAGTCAAAGGTGTAAGTAAATCCTCCCTTGAGCTTGACTGCTGGCGTTAGTACGCCATCAATATAAAACTTCCCACCAGATACGGTTACTGCATGACTGACTGCACCACCTAACTGATCTGCTACCGTGTTGACGTCTGTAATGTTTGCTGACACCGACAAGACATCATTAATGTTATTGATTACAGGTAGGGCTGTATCGCGAGCACTCTCGGCTGCGGTCTTTGCAGTTTCCGCATCGTTCTTATAGGAGAGTGCATCCGCTACATAATCATGGAAGTCAGTAAATGTTATTGTCTGCCAGCCCGTGTCAGCATTTATAAACTGCCCAACACGAACTTGGAACATGCCCGGATCGGCAGGATCTTCTCTGAACTGAAAAACATCAGAACGAAACTTACCGTCTGATGTTGCAAAAATATCACCCAGTAAGTCTGTTAGTGTTCTGCCGCCTTTCTCTGCCGCCTCAAGATAATCATCGAGAATATGATCGCCAGTAGCTTGTGAGAGAAACCGTAGCTGTTCACCTATTGGTCTGGTTTCAGCCATTTACCTTCTCCTCATTAATTATCTGAGTAATTATACCCTTCGTTATTGCGTACTTCTCTTTGTCGAAATAACGGGTCATCTTGTACTCCAAGTCATCCACTCTCTTCTCAAAAGATTCGACTTGAGCGATTAGCTTGCCAGCTATTGAGCTTACCTCCTCTTTCCATTCCTCGTTATTGGAAGTCTGACTCTTAAAAGACTTGTCGATGAGGGTCTTAGCCTTCATCTCTATTGCCGCGATGCTGTTGTCTGTGGATTCTGAAAAGCCTTGGAGTACGGAAATACTTTCCTTCATAGAAGCTGCTTGCTTTTTTTGATCCTCCATCAAATCCTGCAACGCCTTTATGTGGCCTAATATCTCTGTCTCGATGGCAGTGACATATCCCGCGACTGATGAGTCTACGTTTTTCGATAGTGCTTTCTTGCTCATCTTCTGCCTCTTGCTTCAGATAACGGAACAAGGTTTCCAGCTTGAACTTCTTGGTCAATATTTTCTTGAGGCTGGACACTAGCTCCACGCATTTTCTCCATCATGGCTAATTGTTGTGACGGGCTTGGCCCCTGCTGTTGAAGTTGCTCTTGGCTAACTCGAAACCTATCTAGGTCAGTTATGCCCATGGCCCGAATTGCCTCTTCAGCAATCTGGCCAGCGTTGTATTCCATGTTGAGTCCCGTCTGGTTCATAATCTGGAGCATGTTCATCCATGTCTCAGCATTGCGAGTTGGCTCCAATGGAAGCGTTCCGTCGATGACTAGATAGTCAATATCACCCTGCAAATCTTTGGTGACGTTGTAATCAAGGTATCCGTCCTCAACCATGCCAGTAAGCTGGTTGGGCATGTTCTGTTGATCTATCTTGATAGATCCTTCCATAGATAAACTGTCTTGGATGTTGGCAACCATCATGCGCACCATAGGGCGTATGGTGGTGGCAGACATAATTCGTGAGAGTACGCCAAGACGTTGCGACCCAAGTTGCGTTAAGCGTTGGATCTCAGTAGCCGTGCGGATACCGTCTGAGGTCGGCATACCCTGCTGCGCGTCTGACGCTGCGCTAACGCGCTGCTTCAGCTCAGACATCGACGCTATATCGTTAAGATGTCCACGCGTGACGTCTGGGACTTGCGCTATAAACACACCATCTCCGGGTTTGCTGCCGGGTAGGGTGCGCACAATTCCCCACGGATTTCTGTCGATAAGGTCAGGAATACTGACCTGCGTTGGATCTGCAAAGATCAGATTGTTTAGCGCAGCACTAATGTTGTCGATACGGGATCTCATCAGATATGTGGCGATGTCGTGCATCGGCAGGATGAGGTCGTAGAGTGATTGTCCGTAAGTCTTGTGGTTGTCCTGATACAAGCCACCGAAGACTACGGGAAATTGTTGACCGTATGGGTTCAACTGAAATCTAATGACGACATTCTCATCAAGAATAGTCATGACGATAAATATCTGGTCAATACTAGGGATGCCTATCTCAAAACCAGTTAGGCGTACCCACGCCTCATCAACTACCCTAGCGTCACCTAAAGTGAAGTAAGCATGGTCTTGCCTTTCCCTCTGGTGTGGTTGGGCTGGGTCGATTGATAATCCTCTACCTTCCTCCTTATGCCAATGATGTGCGTTCCAAGCATTTCTAGGTGGCGAGATCTTGTGTCTAAGTGCTGGATACTTTCTTAGCTTTGGGTATAAACCACTGCTATCTAGCGCATTGAATGACATGTAATCTGCAAACACCACAAACTGCATGTTTTCCCAATCACCCCAGTTGACGCGAGGATCTGGAAAGCATCGTCTTGGGTCAAAGTTTACGAGCTTGTTTTGGTTTGTTTTTGAATCCCACACAACTTTTGTGGGGGCGAAGCCATATCGTATGCTATCCAACAGCAGTTGGGCCAAACGAGCTTCTCCTGCGGTTCTTCGCATTTGCTGGTGTAATACTCTTTCGAGGATAAGACTGGCATTTCTTGATTTGCGATTAAGTCCCTCAAGTTGGAACATTGGGTTTCGTCCACCCATGGCCGCCATGAGGTATGTAAGTACGGTATCGGCGATAGCCCTAGTATCGGCCATGACTGCCTTTTCCCGAAACTCTGTAGTGTCCGCAGGAACATATACGTCATGAGCACGGTCAGCCTCTTTCCAGTGGTCATATCTTTTCCTTATTTTGAAATAAGACATGTCGGCCATAGACTTCACATAGTCGACAAGCCTACGCTCCTGCTCTTCTGTCAGGAGGTCGGATATATCTTCGTAGTTAATAAGTTTTTCAGCATGTTCAGATAGATCAACAATTTGACCGTCATTAGGGCCAGACTGGTATTCTGCTGATCTATAATTAGTTGTTGGAGTCATTTGCTCTACCTGCCGTTTCTATGCCCCAAAGATAACTCACAGGAGTTTGGTGGTCGTCCTTACAAACCCCAACCCTGCCACTTTGCAGCTACGCCCTTAACACTGGCTGCTAACGATTTTCCAAAGTCGGGCGAGTTATTGTTCAAGCTCTGTGAAGTATCGGAATGTAACTGCCATGCTTCTGGAGAAATTGAAGTGCGTGACAATACATCTACCGCCATAACCATAGCATCCACTTGGTCGTCATGGTTGCCATTCGGGAAGCTGACTGTCTCGTCGATAAAGTCATCTAGCCATGGAGACTCTTCTGGTAGAAAAACCCTGCCACCTTCTATGATTGGAAGCACAGCATTTGTTCTGGCAACTTTGTCATTAACAACCTTGTAAGGAATGACAGACATACCAGACTCGCGTTTGAGTTCCTGTATCAAAGACTGGCCAGATGCTTTGTCCTCGATATACATGGCTCGCAATCCCTTGCCTCGCCATTGGTTATTCAGTCGGATCATACGCTGCTTGAGTTCGGGAAAGTCCCACTTACCTCTCAGCAGGTCTACTATATACATGTCGCCATTCGTATCGCAGCCAGCGACTACAAGGACGCTATAGTCTGCTGTTTCTGTTTTCTTGAAAGCTGTGTCAGCAGTAATGACTAATGATGCAAACCTCTCAGGGGCTAAGTCTTTGGGGTATTTTTGCCACCATTCTGTTCGTATGATGTTACCGCCTTCAATATACGGCTGCTGTAAATATAACGATGCGAACTCTCTGGGGTTTAATCTTTGTCGTCTCTTGAGATCTTCTAGCGGAAAACGAACAGGCCACAAAGGTTCTTCTTCATCAGTGCCAGCGACATTTCTTTTACCCGGAGCCATGGATCTGTATTCCTCTGGGGTTGCATAGCGAGGGTCATCCTCTGGCAACATACGTCTGCTTATCTTCTCTCCGGGGATAGACTTGATAGCTGGGAAGTTTATGTGCTTCCACCTTCCTTCTTTCCAATCCTCTGTATCCATAAGACGACCAGCTAGATCATCTGGATGCCACCGCGTGAGGATTATGATTTGCTTTGCATCTTTATTGTCACCCTCTGGTTGGAGACGGGTGGACAGTGC